ACTGGAAAACAATCAATGGAATTAGCCAAAAACATTCTAGGGTTGTTATTATTCACAGCTGCAAACAAATTCCAACACTTCTTGTATAAAGGAATCACACCGTCAAATTCATAAACCGCCATATCACTAGCGGGAAACATCTTAACAAGACGCAATCTCACATTCTCAAGCTCCTTATGCTTATTAAAGTAATGCTCAATAGTGTGATAAACGTCACAAAACAATCTGTCGGCTATTAAATGAGCCGGTAACAATACATATTTACCACTAACAACACACTGCGTCACTTCATCTTCGGAGCGATCATGTGTATCATGTTTAACGACAAGCGTCTTAAGAAACTTACGAACATTGGTCGTTCGTTCATTGCTCTGTGCTTCAAAATTATCATATTTCGCACCATATCTTACAAACACTGCATCAGGGGCTACCTGATTGTAGTTATACACTTCAGTAGCTCGCTTTTTCGCTTCCTTAACAGAATCAACAAACGTCCTAGCTACTACATCATCCTCACTCTTACCAAAGCAAAAGTATGCAACACCGCAAATAATTGCAACACAAAATAATATACAATGTAGTGAGATCTCAATCTCACCATCTAATCCAAATATATTTGGCAAACGCACAACTAGTGTCGGCGCATTAGCACTAAAATTAGCCACCGCTAAAGTTAGTGTCTTAAAAGCCCATTCTATAAACGTTGTAACACAGTTACTTACCAATTCATACCACTCTGCAATGATATTCTTAAATCCGATCAATCCGGAACCATCAAAGTGGTAATCCATCCAAGACTCTGCATCATAAAACTGATTCGAGAGGATCTCATCGAAAAACGTGTCTGGTAGTTGCGTTCTATTCCTATTAGCAACTTCGCACTTCTCTATATGCACCATTAAGGACCAGACCCAAGCCAACGATTTCCTCAAACCGTCGGGGTGGCCCTCCGTATCACACACTACTGGCATGGACGCATCCGCGTTATGATACAACAACGTATTCTCCCAATGCTTGGTACCTAAATGATCAAACTTCCAATACGTCAAGTTCTGGGAAAAACCGGGAGCCATATTTTTATTCACTTTAATTAAGTGAATACGACGCATAAGCGCCTCTGGCTCCGTTATACAATCCGTTGATGTAAACCCATTAAGATCATCCAAATGATTGGTAGTACATAAAATAATCTTCGAATTAAAGAATTTAGTATTCTTCTTCGAAGCCGTAGCACATGCTAAAGGGTACTTAACGGGAGACACAAAGTTAATAATTGATCGCCACTGCGACTTACCTTGTTGTCCAACATCATCCATCACAAAAACCTCTTGATTCTCATAATCGTCGTAAAAATCCTTAGCGTCTTCTGTCGATGGAACAGTATGACAATACACTGAACGCCCAGCTCGACGCAGCAAATCCACTACTAAATTCATAGTAGTAGATTTGCCGCTGCCTGCTGGTCCTTGGAAAACAAAACATATGGGCTCATCTCTACGTGACTCATCAAAAGCGTGGGTAGATTTGAGCAGAGTATCTCTGAAAGTAACCCATGTGGTATTAAAATACTTGTT